GCAGCCTCACGGCCCACATGGTTGATAAATCGCCGTTCAGCTTCGCCACCGCATTGGCGGTGACTTGCACCGCCGACGACGCATCGCCGGCCACCGCCTGCACCTGCTGGACCTGCTGGGCGAGCGCGCTGTCCGCGTTCGCCCGGGCCTGTTGCTCTTGGGTCAGCTGTGCCGAGGTGGCCGCGCCGTCGGCTGTCGCCTTCACCTGGTCGATACGGGTGCCCAACGCCTCATCGGCGCTCGACCTTGCCGTCGCTTCCTGGGTGATCGCGGCGACATTGCCGTCGACGCTGGTTTTCAGCTGCGTCAGCTGGGTGGCCGTTGCCTGGCGATCGGTGACCACAACCTGCGTCAGCTCGGTGATTCTCGCCGAGTTCTGCCCCACCGATGCGTCCAGCGTGGTGATGCGCTGTGCCAGCGCCTCGTCTTCCGTGGCCCTGACCTTGGTTTCCTCGACCACCTGCACGACCGTGTTCCAGCCACGCAGCGCATCCTCCAGGTCGCCAGCACCGTCATCGCTACGGGCCGCGGCGCGCAGCACTTCCAGCGTGCTCGCCTGGGCTTGCACCTTGCCGTCGACGGCGCTGATGTCCGCCGCGTTCTTCTGCACCTGCTGAGCCAGGCCGTTTGCCGACTCGACCGCCTGCCCGACGTCAAGCCAATAGGCTGCGTTCGGCGGCGCAGTATCGCGCGGCACCGCCTGGATAGCCTGGTACAGCCTGCGACCGTTTGGCCCGCCGCGCACCGTGTCGCCAGGGGCGTAGGTGAGCGCCGGGTCATAGGCCAGCGCGTCGACGAGATCGCCGATCTGCTGCTCGAGCTCTTCCCGCACTTCGTTCAGGCGGTCGTTGACCGAGCCAGGCCCATCACCGTCGATCAGGTCGATACGCTCGGCCAAGTGCTGGCCAAGCGCAGAGGCGTTGACACGCTCGGCGAAGTAGGCGTCGTACTTGCTGACGTCCGTGCTGCTGATACCGTCGATCCAGGCCGTCCAGGCGCCGACGTTGCCGGTGCGGTCGACCAGCCGGGCACGGAACCAGAAGCGCACACCGGCAGCCAGGCCATGCAGTTCGTGCTCGCTCTGCGGGTAGGCGAAATCGCCCAGCTTCAGCGCGTTCTGGCCGGTGGCGTTGTTGGCGTACTCCACTTCGGTGCGCTGGGTATCCTCGACGCCTTCCGGGAACAGCCATTTCAGGCCGATGCCGAAGATCAGTGGTGTGGTGGTCAGCGAGGCCAGGGCCGGCGGCAAACCGGTCTTGCCCTCAAGCTGGGTCAGCATCGAGTCGCGCCAGATCGACGACACGTCCCAGGCGCTGACAGCGCGCACCCGGGCAACGTAACCGCCGGTGTAGATGCCGACGACATCGACGCTCAGGGCGCCGCTACGTGGCAAGCGGATCCAGTTGCCCGAATCCTTGCGCCACTCGACGTCATACGCCACCGCGCCCGACACGCTCGGCCAGGCGATCGTCATCGTGTTAATGGCGATGCCCTGATCCAGACTGTGAAACGCCGTAATGGCCACGCCGGCCGGCGCCTCGATGCTGCTGATCGGCACCACGCTGATCGGCCGGGTTTCCAGCCGGGCGCCAGTGTCGATCGCATCGAACTTGCTCGGCTCGTACTGCAGGGCGTCGATGGTGTAGTTGCCGTCCGCGTCGCGCGCCACCTTCATCACCCGGTAGAGCTGGATGCGCAGGTCATCCGCATCAACCGCCCACACCAGCTGCGGCGCCGGGGCCTCGCTGTAGTCGGTGGTGACGGTCACCTGGCGGCCGGCGACCAGGCGCACAGTCCGGCCCTCGGCCTTGCCGCTCGGGAGGTTGAGGATCAGCCGGTCACCCGGCTTGACCTGCGTGTCACGATCCAGAGTGATCACGCGGCCAGCGACTGCCGAGATTCGCCCGCCGATCTCCCGACCGGCCAGCAGCGAGTCCGCCACCGGGATCACGTAGCCAGGGAGCGGGATGCGCCCCTCCAGGCCGGTTTTGAAGTTCACCGTCCTGTCTTGGGTGTTGGTCAGCAGCACCCATTTGCCACGGCGCTGGGCTTCGCTCTGCCGGGTGCAGCCGATGGCCGAAAGCTCGACGGGGCGGTCGCCATAGCGGCGCTGCAGGCGCTTGTCGGTAACCGGCACCACGTCGGTGTCGTAGTTGTTTTCAGGGTTGTCGAAGCTCACCAGCGCGCGGCTGTAACGCGTGCGCGCGGAACCGCTGCCATAGGTGAACTTGCCGTCGACCACATTGCCGCGGGTGAACACGTAGTCGAAGTCGGTCTCGCGCGGCATATCGGCCTGGCTCATGAGCTGGCCCTGCGACCAGTACGTCATGCCGCGGTAGATCGCCGCGATGTCGCGCAGCAGCACCCACGCCTCGGCTTTTGCCTGCAGGTTCAGGTCACACAAAAACCGCGGCTCCTGCCCGCCCTTGCCGTCATCGACCAGCTGGTCGCAGTACTGCGCAATGCGGTACAGCTCCCACTTATCGACCATCCAGGGTTTGATGCGTCGGCCCAGGCCGAAACGATCATTCACGCACAGGCCGTAGGTGATCCAGGCCGGGTTGTTCGTCCAGGCATTCTTGAAGGTGCCGTCCCATACGCCGCTGTAGGTGCGAGTATCGGGATCGTAGTTGCTGGGCACCTGAAACTTGCGCGCCTTGCACTTCACGGTCACCGCCGGAATGTTGGTGAACTGCTCGGCGCTGAACTCAATGAACAGCAGAGCGGTGTTCGGGTACCGCAGCTTGGCGTCGATCACCTCGGACAGGCCGGCGATGATCATGGTGTCGGCGATACGGTTGTTGTTCTGGTTGGCGGTCAGCCTGCGAACGCGCAACTGCCAGCCGGTTTCAGCCTTCGGCAAATCGATCCGGCGAGAGCGCTCGTAACGGGTGGTGGTCTTGCCATCGACTGCTTCGCGCAATGCCTCGACATACGCGCCGCCGTCGGTGGCCACGTCCACCGCATACTCCATGCGGTAGCCACCCAGGTTGCCTTCGCTGTCCTGCCGCTGCAGCGCCGGCCATGCGAACCGCAGGCGCACCGCAGAGAGCTGGGTGTTGCTCAGCGCGCGCACGAAGGCAGTATCTGAGCGCAGCTCGACGTTCACCGTCGTCTCGTTCTCAACATTCGGGATACCAGGGATGTGGCTCTGCTCGACGGAGCCCGGGCGCCACTCCCAGCGCACGCCTGGAAAGTTGAGGTTGCCGGCGGCATCGGCCAGCGGCGTATTGTCAAGGAAGATGTTTTGCGCGGTAGGGGTGCCCTCGAACTCGCCCTCGCCCACCGCGATCAGGATCTTGGCTGTCGCTGTGGACTGAAGGTTGTCCGGGGCCTCATACGGTGATTTCGGCTTGCTTTCGCCGCCCTTGCGGCCGATCAGCTCAAGGTGGTCACCGGCTACGGCTTCGCGCGCTGCGCCCATGCTGCTTTCTCCCAGGCGTAAAAAAACCCGCACATGGCGGGTGTCTGTTCGGATGTGGCGTTACAACTGGTCTTCGGCGTAGATGCCCGCGCTGATGATTGCGCCACCCCAGCGCCGATCGCCGGCGCAGAAAGGGACGGGGTTGCCGCTGGCCGTGGTGTTGCGCGCGCTGCCGAAGGCGTAGGACGGCATGTTTTCCGGCCCGGCGCTGGTAGAGAGGCCTTTGGGTTGGGGACTCATCATCTGAATCACGCCACCGAGCATCATCGCGCCCCCCATCTGCATCATGCCAACGCCGAAGCCAGATAGGGTGCCGACCGAGAAGTACGAAAGTGCGGCGCCAACAACTACCAGCACCGCGCCGATCACTGTCTGCATCACCCCGCCGCGCTTGCTGCCCCGCAGTATCGGGACGATGCGAATCTCGCGAGCTCCGCCCAGCTCCAGCTCCTGCTGGCCAATGTTGCGGCGGTTACGGAAAACGGCGTACTCCAAGCCATCTGCGTGGGAACTGGCCAAGGCCTTGGCGAAGCCTGGGTGGTTGGTGTCGATCGCCTTCACCGCCTCCCTGACGTCACCAGTGCCAAGCATGAACCGATGAATCCGGCCGAATTTTCGGGCCAAGGATCCTGACAGCTTGATCGTGGTCATCGGTGTGTAATGCAGAACTGATGCTGTCATGCCTTCCTCCGGGCAATAAAAAACCGCCCGAAGGCGGTCGTCTTTCTCTGTTCAGAGCGATGTCGGCTCGAGCACCGGGCCATCGCCTGGCCTCACGCTGATCCTGAATTTCTTCACCTCGCCAGGGCGGACAAGGGTTGAGGTCTCGCGGCGATATCCGGTGTCGACAGCGCACAGCCCCTTCCCACCGTGGTTACCGATGCCGACGATGTGCTGTCCCTCAGGAACGGAGAAGGTAGCGGCCTCGCCTGGGTCAAAAGTTGCTGCCAGCTTACCGTCGAGGTAAAAGCCGATGAAGCAACCACCGCCCATATAGCCTGCATCCCTCGTGACCTGCAGCGTACCGCCGATTGCAAGCGGGTCCTGTGCGAGCAGCAGCCGATCCGCCGGTACTGGCTTGGCCTTATCAATCGGCACATGAGTGGTCGCGCAGCCGGACAGCGCAAGGACCAGCGCGGCAAGTATCACTTTACGCATAGACGAAACTCCCAATCAGATCGGCCTGAGTTTACAGCAGGTTATCGAGGCAGCAATTATGCGCGCCAACCGGGCGGCTCAGCGATTGATGTCAGGATGACGCAGCACCAGGCGAGAACGCTCCCACCACGGCCCGCCGAAAACGATGATCTCGCTCGGCTTGCCGTAAAGGTGGTGCAGCAAGAACGGCCCGGCGCCGAACACTTTCACCTCCTCGCCGGGCAGCGAAGGGTCATCACCCAGATAGATCCCCGCATGATTCGGGTGAGCCGTACGGCCGATGCTCATGATGACCAGGTCGCCGCGCTGCGGTGCGTCAACGCGAACGAAGCCGGCGGGCTCATATAGGTCTTCATAGTGGCTCGGGCCATCCGCCTGCTCCCACCATCCATCCTCACGTTGGTAACGCGGAAATTTCAAGCCATGCGCACGGGCGAACCAATCAGCGCAGACCTGCCAGCAATCCTGTACGCCGTGGACAAAGGGCCTGCCGAGCAGCGGCACCTGGTCGACAGGCTCGAGCAGCCGCAGGTCGCCCTCTGGCCAGCTCAGGATGTACCAGGGCAAGGCCGAGGCGTTACACATGGCCACGTCAGTGGCGCTGGGCCGACTGGTGGCGTCCGGGTGGCTGTGCACCACGGCGATGATCTCGCCAAGGTCTTCGGCATCTGCATACGCCTCCGGCGCGATGCGAAATTGCTCACCAGGCTCGCCCGCGGTGTTTTCGCAAGGCACGTAACGATGGGCGCGCCCGATCTGGACGACCAGCCCGCAGCACTCACGCGGGTACTGCGCCGCGGCGTGCTGCTGCACGGCGGCCAATATGTGTTTGCGCATGATCAGCTCCGCGCTATCAGGGAGACGCCCGGCATGCCGCCGTGCGGGAGTTCGTTGTTCTCGCCAAAGCGGGGAATGCAACCAGTGCCCAGGCAACCGTCGCACTCGTCGCGCTCGGGGTCATCCGTGGGCTTACCGTCGATATCCACGTACGGGCCGGTGTAGCCGCAGTTCGGCCCGCGGTAGCCGCCCGTCATCGCCCAGTGGCAAAGGGTCGTCATCTGTCGACCGATCGACTCTCCGCCGACGTCGCCCGGGCTGGCCAGCTCCCAAGACACCAGTTCGCCATCCTCGCTGGCCTTCTGGTCGAAGTACCAGATCTCCAGAGCTTCCTGGGTCGGGTCGGCATCCGGGTTACCCTCCGGGAAGTTGATCGCATCCAGGTACTGGGCGAGGGTCTTGCGCTCGATCAGCCGGAAGTCGGCGAGGTCATCGAAAGCCAGGCATAGCGCCGTCAGCCTGCCGCCAATGTTGCCGGCGGAGAACGTCGGTCGCACGGCGGTACCGTCGCTATTCGCCTCAACTCCCTCCAGTTGCACCGGCCAAGCGTGGTACTCATTGCCCTGCCACCAGATCGATTTGGCGGGCAGCTGGTCAGCGGCGGCGCCAGCGGCTGTAAGTTCTCCAGCCGTGTGCGGGATAGCATGGCCATGAAAGCGCAGCACGTCGGCGCCGTATTCAGTGCCGTCCAGCTCGAACAGGGTAATTTCGCTGCCCGGCTCCAGGGTCTGCACACTGTGATTGAGGCTCATGGGTGATATGCCGTTTCAAAGGTTGCGGTGATACGCCAGACCTTGCCGCCCACGTTCACCGGCTTGAATCCGGAGCAGGTGTAGAGCCCCAGTACACCAAGTGGCGGCGTCCAGAGGAAGGCCTTGCCGTTGGCATGCCTACGCAGGAACGCCGCTACTTCCAGCGCGATCGGCTTCATCGACACATGGGAGATCGGCCAGGACTGACTCTCGCTGTTCAGGCCGTCGCCCGCTACCTGGCGGTAACCGTCACCAAACTGAGTCGAGCGCTGGCGGAAAGCGACATCACCATCCGCCCCGGCTTCGGTGTTCCAGGTGAATGTTTCGATCGCCATCAACCTCTCCCCTGCGCATTTCGATAGCTCACCCCGCCCGGACGCCAGCTATCAGCGACGACACGTTCAGCAGTTGCCTTTATCTCCCGCTGCATGTTGGCGGCCAGCGCCTGCTGGTCGAGTTCCATGCCTTCCGAGCTGCGGTCATCCATCGTGATGGAGACCGGAGAGGAGATTTGCATTGTCGTCATGCTGCCTCCAGCCCCAAGGCTGCGAACTCCCAATGAACCATCAGCAGCACGCGCCAGCGGAACAATCGCTTCAGGGCCGGCCTCACCCATCACGCCCGCCTTGCCGCCGGCCATGCCGAACGCCGTCGGCTGGGACACAACCGAATTCGTGAAGGCACCGCCCTTGGCAAAAAACTGGGCGCCCGACGCCCAGGCACCGCCCTTGGCCTGAGCTGCCGCCCAGTTGCTGAAGTCGGTTCCGGTGTAGCCCGCCTGGGTAGCCCCTGCTGAGGCGGATGCACCGCCGCCGAAGTAACTGCCGGCGGCGGACATGCCCAGCCCAACCACGCTACTGAGCATGCCAGTGGCTGCTTGGCGGGCAGCGATCCGGGCCATATCAGCCAGTACGCTGCGCGTGAAGTCAGCGAAGGACAGCTTGCCGGTCATGGCGAACTGCACCACGGCATCCTCCATCGAGCGGAAACCGTTGCTGAACAGATCCTGGGTCATGCCGGCGACGTTCCGCGCGCTGTCTAGGTAGTCCGCCCAGGCCGCCTTGGCGCCGTTCTGCCAGTCGCTTTCGGCCGCGGAAATCGCGTCATAGTTGGCGACCACGGTATCGCGCATATCGCTGTGCGAGGCTTTCAGCGCAGCCAGGCGTCGCTGGTATTCCTGCTCGGACATTTGCCGCGACGGGTCAGCCCGCTGATTGTCCAGCTCCATTAGCTGCTGGTTGTAGCGGTCCTGCAACGCGTTCAGCTGCTCGAACTGGGCACGGTCTCGCGAGCCCATGCCGACGCCGGCGGCAGCACGCTCACCCTGCTGCCGTAGCGCATCGACCTGTGCCTGCAGCGCGAGCGTGTACCGCAGCACGGCCTGTTCCTGGCGCGCCAGGCGGCCCTGCTCGCTGAGCGAGATCTGGTTCAGTTGCGACTCGGCGTCCTGCTGAGCTTTCACCATGTTGCTGCGAGCGGTGGCCACTCGTTGATCGAGCTGAATCCGCTGTGCAGCGGTGACGCCCTGCTTGCTCCGCGCCTCTTCCAGCGCTGCGATCTCACGGCCATAGGCCGCCACAACTTCATCGCGCTCCTGATTGATGATCGCCATGCGCTGCTCGGCGTAGCTCTCCTGCGAAATGACACCAGCTCGCTGCGAGGCCTCCAGTTCCTTCTGGGCGTTGCGGTAGTAGCCGACCACCTGTGACAGCTGGTTTTTCACCTCATTGGCCGCACGCGTGTCCGGCGCAGACCCGGTACCGGTGTCCTTGAAACGGCTGTTGATGTTGCGGATGTTGCGATCTACCGCGGACTGATCCAAACGGGCATCGTTGGGGTTCGCCTTCCTGATGTCCTCGAGTTGCTTGCGGTACTCCTTTACCGCCTCGGTGCGCTTCTGCTCGTTAGTCCAGCTCGATTTGGTCAAGGCGTCGACCTTGGCGATTGCGTCTATAGCCTCTCGCTGGATAACCGCCTGCTCGCTGTCATAAGCAGCGATGTCAGCCTTGGCCTTGCGCTGCTCCTTGAGCATGTCCAACTGTTCGAGCAAGCGCGTCCGGCTAGCATCGGCATCGTTGAGGAGCCCGAACCCACCCTGGTCGACCTGCGCTAGCCGGCGCTCAACGTCAGCGATCTGATCATCGATATCGAAGCGGCCCACGTCCTTGGCGCTATCCCAGGCCCCAGCGGCGACGTTACGCACGCTCAGCCAGGCGCGCTCGATCAAGCCCAGGTCCTGGGTGATCTCCGCCGCCCTTGATTTGACGGTATCGGCATAGGTGTCGGTGGCAAGCTTTACCGCTCCCACGTGATCGCCCTGCTTCTCCAGCGCAACGATCTGTGAGTGGACCGACGCTGTGAGGTAGTTGTACTGCTCGTTCAGCTCCTTCGAGGCGCGCACGGGATCGTCAGCAAGCTTGGCGAATTCCGCGACGGTCTTCTCGACCGCGGTGCCGGTGGCCTGCTCCATGCTCAGCGCAGCTTCCGCGACCTCAATGAAGCTGTCTCCGGCGATCTTGCCGCCGGCGGCCATGCTTGCCAGCACACTGGCGGCGGCGCCGGTGGTGCCGACGGTGCTGCTCACCTGGCGGGCCATGTCGGAAAGGCCTGAAGCGCTGATGCCAGCATAGTTGCCGGTCAGCACTAGGCTCTTGTTGAACTCGCGCTGTTCCTTGTCGCCCTGGTAGTACGCAGCGCCAAGCGCGCCGACGGCACCTGCAACGATGCCGATAGGCAACGCGACAGCCAGCAGACCTGCCGAACCTTCGCGCGCGCCAGAGGCGATCTGGGCGATGTTGTTCGCTGCAGTGCCCCAGTTGCCGGACGCTACAGCATTGCCCAGCTGCAGCACGTCCTCGCGCGCCTGCCGGCTGTTCAGGCCGAGCTGGCTGATAGCACCGCCAGTCTTCTGGACTTCGGCACGGCCGGCGCCAATCTTGGCCATGGACGAGGCGTACTGATCATTGGTGATGACGCCCCGGGCCAGGGCATCATTCAGCGCTTTCTCCTGCGCCTCCAGCCGCGCCAGCTTGGCCGTCACCGGGTCGATGCTGTTGACCGTGCGTTTGAGCGCTTCGATCTGACGGTTCTGCGCCGTGACCGCACGTTCCTTCTCGGCGGCCTCCTTCGCTTCGGCCTTCTGCAACCTGTCGTAGCCAGCCCCAAGCCGGTCTTGATACTTCACCTGGTCTTCGGCCGTAACCAAGCCAGCCTTTCGCGCCTGCTCCAGCAGACCTTCGGCCTGGATGATCTGCTCGATGCTGGAGAGGTTGCCTTCGAAGGCCTTCTCCATACGGCTGATCACGGCGATTTCGCTGGCCGCGCTCTCGGTGACCTTCCGGGATGCAGACGCTTGGCGCTCACGGGCAGCTGCCGATTTTTCAGCAGTCGCGGCAGCGGCCGACTCTGCATTCGACACGCCCTTGCTCGACTGCTCCAGGCCTTTATTGGCATCGGAGAGGTTGTCGATAGCCTGCTCTGCGCCTTCCGCGGAATCGACCAGGCGATCGAGGTCATCTGCTGCCTTCGCGGCCGGGCTGGAGTCGACCTGAATACCCAGCTGAGCGAACGTGGTCATTGGCTTTGTCCTGATTGAGATATCTGCTTGAGCGCCGCGGCTTCCATCACGCGGATGTCATCGAACACGCTGCTCGCCGTGATGCCGAGCATGCGAGCGGTAACCGGGAGCGCGGTGTAATCCAGGCCAGTGGCGCCCCTGACACCTACCCGCCACTGTGTGCTGAGTGCTTCAAACACCCGGAACGCGGGCCAGGAGCACGGCCAGACCTCGACCTCTTCGTCCTCTTCGTCGAAGTCATCTGGCGACAGACCGAACTGCGCCAGATGCTCCTCGGAGTGATCGTGGCAGGCGTAAAGGCTGGCCGCGGCGTTCCTCAGTTTCCCAGGCGCGCCTCTTCGTAGGCGCGTGCGTACACGGCGAGGATCGCTTCTGGCACAGTGCGGGCGGACGCGACCAGCGCGCGAATGTGCACGTCGTCGAAAGGCTCGTCGAAGCCCCAGGCCTCGACCACCCGCTTGATCTGGCCGACCTGCAGGTCGATCTGAGCTGAGGTGAATTCGGGCAGGCTCAGCTGATCAGCGCGAGCGGCCAGTTCGCGCTGCTGCTCGCCCCATTCGCTGTAAAGCTGGGCCAGCGCCTCGCGATCCAGATAGCGAAACGTGAATGGGACATTGACGGCATCACCGCCAATGCGCGGAATGGGTACAGCGCCGGTAAACGCCGGCGCTTGGCTGATGGAGAACTTCTTGGCCATGGCTTACGCAGCCGCCTTGTAACGGGTAGGGCGGCCGTCCAGAGCGATGGTCATGGTGCGCGCCATCACCTCGTTTACTTGCAGGGTCGGGGTGTCGCTGACCGAGATGTAGCCGTTGTAGTAGATCTCGCTGCGGTCGCGCAGCACCAGGCGGCACACTTCCAGCTCGCGGCGACGGTCAGCTGCCTCGATGACGGCCCAGTGAGGAAGGTCGACGTCATCGGCGATCGGAATCGCGATGCTCTGCGCGCTGCGCACCGTCGGGAGCTGACGCTGGTCATCGTCCTCGAGGAATTGGTACTGGGTGAACTGCTGCTCACCGCCAGAGGTGCTGGGGTTCATCACCTGCTGAATCTGCTGCCAACCAGTGACTTGACGCACCGCGCCTGCGCCACCGCCAGCAGGAAAGCGCTGCTCGTCAGTGGTGTCGAAGCCAAGCAGCTGGAAGGTATCGGCGGTCACCTCGCCTACTTTGGCGGCACGGCCGTTGATGGCACTCCAGCCAGATACGAGTTTGACGATCTGACCTTCCTGCAGGCCGTGGCC